CTTGACAGTCGGACCAACGATTGCCGCACCTATGGGTCCTAAAGTTGCGGGTAAGAAAGATTGGTCTATTTCGTTGGTAAATACACCTGGACTAAGTATTTTTTCAGCCATTTAAAGTCTCCGAAAAGTAATTGATTTAAATATAATTATTCATATATAAATATTATACAATTTTCAAAAAAGAACTTTATTATGACATTTGTTAATCAGTATCAGGTTCTTTTACTTCTGTAGATGGTGTGAATACACCAGTCTGTGGATCTAATTGACCTGGTCCGTATTTTTCAGTAATATCATTTAGAAGTGTTTGTTCTTCAGCACGAACAGATTCGAGTTCTTCAGTAATTTTGAACTCTTCATCTTCTATAGATTCTTTTTGTTTTTCAAAATTTAATTTTGCAATAGCTACCTGACCAAACTTATTAGTAACCGTGTTATACTTAACTTGTAAATCACCGAGTGATTTTAGTTCTTCTTCTGTAAATTTAATTTCTTTTGCCATGTTGATAACCTCATTGTTGTGTTAATTTAAATAAAACCTTATATATATATAATTATAAAAGTTTTTCCGAAAACGATACTTTTTTTGATTGATATGCTCTACTCATTTCAGCAGTTTTACCAAATACGTTATCAGTAAACTCTGGTATCATATATCCCTTAATCGTTATAGTTAATTCGTTTTTAATTAATCTTTCACCTTGTGATTCCATTTGAACTTCATTAGATATATCACCCTCTAAAGCCGTTAAAAATCTATAACTTGTTGAATCACCCCAATAAGTTTCCAAGTGTTCTACCATTATGGTGTTTAAATCATTCATTTGTTCCATAAAAGCAGTCATCATTACGATGTTATACGTACAGACTACAAAGTCTGGCATACCTGTTTTTATGAATTCTTCTACTGGTTTTTGTCCAGTCAGTACTGAAAATCTATCATATCGATTGTTTTTACTCCAACCATTACTTGATCTGACTACACTGATGAATTTACCTCGAACATCATTATCAAATGAAAGTGGCATTTGGTCATTCATGGCAACACCTGTTCTTTTAATCACGATAACGGGTAAAATAATTGTATTGTTTTTATCTCTTAATACTCCACGATTTCTTATGGATTTCCATCTTTCTTCATTACCATACATAACAGGCACTTTAATAATTTCATTAGACTCTCTAACTACCGGTTTCATCACGTTTTGCATATGTCTTATCACAGTAGTGTCGATATCAGTCAGACCAATTGACATTCCCTTACCTGCATTACGACCAGTTCCCTTTTTAATTACAACTTTTGAATTACCTTTTTCAGAACGTATGCTTGTCTGTTCGGCTCGATTAATTGTCGATTCGTTTGGAGCATTTGTATTGGTTATGGGTTTAATTGCCACGTCTTAATTTCCTTAACTTGTCTAATTTATTCTCACTATTATTCTCATAGGTTTCTGATGTCAATCCTTGGGTTGAAGCCTTATCGATTGATATCTGCTTCTCTATAGGTACATCCACTACACCAAGAGTTATGTTCTTATCTTCTCCATAAATACTCTGAGTCTTTAGTAGATCAATAATTTCATCAAATCTATCCTGTCGTGGTTCTTGGTAGATATTTTCACTATCATAATTTTCCACAAAGTCAAGTTCTTTTTGAACCTTAACCACCGATGAACGTCTTGGTTTCATCACGAGTGTTTTATCTAGCATTTGAACAGCCATTATCTTGGTCTCTCTTCTATTTGAATACTTGATAATCTACTACGATGTGCTGTTGCCTTTATGGCATGACTGAAGTTAGGGTGACCTCCAATTAATTGTGGTTCTGTTACCCCATTTAACTCCCAATAAACATCATTCCAATCACATATATCACCGGCTTCAGGATAGAAATCCAAACTACCACTAGCTAAATTATTTCTCTGAAACATTAAATCTATAGTCGAGTTATTATCTGGACCAATTTCATTAAATTGTTCGACTTCAGGTGCATTGAATCTAACTAAACAATTAACCCTAAATCCAACATTAAAATACTTTGTAGTGCTTTCACCATAAATGTTATCTTTAGTATGAGTGGTATTGACTTTATAAATATCAACTGACTGTCCAACTATCTCATCAATCAACTCCTCATTTAAGTGGTCAATTAAATTTATTTCTTTCTCTGTGATAAAAAATGGTGTTGTAGCTGACATTTAATTATCCTATGTAAATTAACAATGGAGCTTTATTCAATACTTCCTGTTGAGCATTTGCCTCTTCGGCTTCAGCTTTTAATTTTTCAGTCAAAGAGACTGTTTCTAAAAATTCTTTTAACTCCTCTAATAATTGTGTCTTTTCTTCCCTACCCTCTGCTTTCAAAGCATCACCATCAAGTGTTACCTCAGCATCTGGTATAGGTAAAGCACTATACTTACTTCGTATGATACCAAGTAATTCCTTTGATAAAGCGGAAGTGAATTTTCTTATCCATTGTCTACCTGGTTGATTTATTGAACTATAAGTAATAAATTTATACGGAACATTAGATGGATCACTTACTCCACCTTGCATTGAACCACTTACATTATTAGTATTTTTAACATCATCCTTTACGTAATATTCAAACCATATTTTTTCACCATTATCGTCATCAGCTGGATTTGGAAATATTCTTAACTTATTATTATGAATTTCAAATGAATAGGCACTTTTTCTAATTAAATCCGATGTTTCAATTTGATTAGCTCTGACTAAATCATAACTAATTGGGTGTAACATAAATGATACTGCTGGTGATACATTACCGAATCCAAAATTATCTAACATTTGTCGTTGGTCAAATGAACCAGCATAAGGATCGTAAAATCTTGTTATTGCTGATGATGCGTGATTATAGACCGATTGAACTTCAATTCTTCTTCCACTTTCACTAACTTCAGCCCATACACTTTGTAAATCATAATCTTGAGTAGAACCACTTAAAATAATATATCCTTTTTTTAAATCTACATTACCACCCATATTGACCATAGTGCCATATTTTTCTGATAACTGAACGGATGGACCATTTGTTGGAGTTACAGGATTAGATACGCCAGTACTTAATGAACCTGATATTCTTGACTTCTCACCATATTGTTCCCACATCCAATTCTTAATATTGTAATTATTAATATGTTGAGAATACTCATTTATTGATTCTTCAAAACAAGCATAAATTGAACCACTTGGTATTTCTAATTGTAATACTGGGTATCCTAATCGCTTAGCAACCCATTTAGTTACTGAAACGATATCAGATTGAAATGTGGAATCACCTTCATAAGTTCCATAAGGTGTTTGACCTGAACCCGAGGTAAAGGTTGATGGGTCAACATAAGCATAATTTAATTTTGGCATCTATAGTTCTCCTTAACTATAAATATATAACTTATAAAAACAAAAAAGGGAAAGAATTGAATCTTCCGTATTTAATGTTTTCGTAAATTATCTTCCCATTTCATAATCTGTAAATTAGTAATGTTTGCTATTTCTTCGGCTGGTATCATATCTTTCCAACCCTTATTTATAGAAATTATATGGTCTATTTGGTAAGCCCCTTCAACTCCCATTCTTCCCCTATTTTCTTCTAATTTTGAATAGTTTGGTAGGGTGTGTAGTGGTTGTTTTCTGGTTAAGTTGTGAACTTCGTTTATGTAGGACTTTTTCATTGGATATTTCTGTTTGTATTCTTCCCATGAAGTAAAACCCGCTTTGGTTGCTCGCATTTTCTTTATTTGTTTATCTGTCAATCCTATAGCTACACCTCGTGGTTGTTTAGTTGTGCTACATTTTTCACACATCGATTTATTCTGTTTGGCAACATTCATACCATATTTCGATGCAAAACATCTAACCACCCCACAATCTGGACATTCTAATTTCCATTGGGACTCTGTGTATTTAGTATTTCGATTTGCTGGATAATTTGGATTTTTACGTCCTGTGAAATGTTCACTTAATTTTACCTTTTGACATTCTACACACATAGAGTCATTAGCCTTTGCGTTATACCAACTTCTTTTGTTTTCATAACTTACTTCACCACTACATATTGGACATTCTCTATACCACATTTTGTCATTACTCCCTTTCGTATAATAATAAGTATCAAGAAAATATGTTTCCAATCAAGTTATTTTTGGGCATAAAAAAAGGGGACAGAAATGAATCTGCCCCCTCTCTATATGATCGGTTTATCCTAAACTAACTTAAATTAAATCCAAAGATTTAACTTTAATATTAGCATAGAACTCAGGTCTAATCATTTTCTTAGCGTAACGCGTCATTACCCCTTTCCTCGGAGTAAAATCACTTGGATCATAAACCAACGGAGTTGTAATTAACGGAACGTAAGGGCTATATACAGCACCAGTTTCTAAGAAGTTTGAACCACGGAATCCAACAAGGATGTTGTTTTCGACCATATACGGGTTTTTATAAACCGTAAAACGACCAGCAACTTGTCCTACTTTGGAAACACCCATAGCAAATTGAGTAGCACTCGCATCGCCATCACCAGGAGCACTATTGTACCCAGGTAATGATTCAAGGATAGTAGCAACTTTCGGTGAACAAACAACGAAATTAGCACCACCACGTAGTGTCAAACGATGAATTTCATTTGATACTTTTTGAATCTTAGCAACAAGAGTTTGATACCACTCGAAACGAGTTCCGTAGAATGTATTAGTATCAAATGAACTAGTACCGGAATCATAATCCTCACCTGCTTTAGCAGACCAGTAATCAGTTGTTTGGGCATCACTAACCAACATATCAAGGATTTCCAAATCGATTTCCATCGCAATGT